TTAAATCTTTTCTATAGCTTTTCTTAATGATTCTATGTCTACATGAGTGTAAATATTTGCAGTAGTGGAATAATCGGCATGACCAATCATTTCTTGAATGGATTTAGTATCTGCTCCGGCCTTATTTAAACGGCTAGCAAAAGTATGTCTAGCTTTATGGGGATTTAGTTTTCTTACACCTGCTTTTTCTAATGCTGGGCGATAAAGATATTCTCTATAGTAACTTGGTCTAATTTTTTTCCCTTCTCTATTTATTAAATATTCGCTATCTGTAGAATACCATTTTTTTACATAAGGTTGTATTTTAGAATGTATTGGAACAATCCTGTCTTTTCCTGCATCGGTTTTTATTCCACCAGTTATTATCATGTTTTCTATATCTACATTAAATTTAGTTAATGTTAGTAATTCTGAAATTCTCATTCCAGTGTAGATAAATATAAGAATAGTATCTACCCATTCGATTTCATTTACTTTAGATTCTAATGTTTTAATTTCTAGATCCGTAAATATCTCTTGCTTTTTCTTTTCTTGTGAAGGTAGCTCTACCATTTCAGCATAGTTTTTATCAACTATATCATCTGCTAGAGCGTGTTTATAAAGAAGTCCAGATAATACCTTTACTTTATGACAAGATGACCTGCTAAGCCCTTTTGTAACCATATCATCTATTATTTCTTGAATATGTGATGTTTTAATGTCTTTAATTTTTTCGTCTTGCAATTTAGATAGATGTTTCCAAGCAGCAGAATAACTCTCTACAGTAGACTTGGATAGTTTTTCATATTTAGATTTAGACCATTCATCATATATTTCCCCTAGTGTTATATCTCCCCTTTCTCCTATAGGGTTTTTATTATATGCTGATAAGGCATCTAAGGCTTCAGGTCTGTTCTTAAAATACCCTATAGTATAATATTGTTGCTTTCCATTTTCGTCCCATCCTATCGTCTTTCTGGCAATCCAGGGACGGCGGCGATTACCAGAAAGTTTGTATACTGAACCATAACCATTGGGTAATTTGATTTTAATCATCTCCTTTGTTTGTTGTTTTTGAAAAAATGCATACTATAATTAAAATGGAGGATCATTATCAAAAAAATCTAAACTTGAAGCTGTTTCCAATTCTTGCTTTTCTATTTCAATTTCTTGCTTCTCCTTTTCCCAATCATCTAAATATCCATATTTATAGAAAGTAGTTTTTTCTCCGCATTGAGTGCAATATCTTGCGTTGCTATCTAATCGTACCTTACAACCTTCTGCGACACGATATTCTTGTCCATTAATATCGTAATCTGTTACCCCTCCACATTCTTGGTATAAGTATCCGCCACATATTTTGCAATACATATCAAATTCAGTTATATCTTCATTTTCGCACCTAGGACATATTAGAGCCTTTCCATTTTTATCTAGCTTTACATTGTTTCTGTACTTCATTGTTCCATCCCCCCAAATTAATTTATCACTACATATAGGACAAAAGATAGCATTTTTGGATATAGACCCGTAATTACAATTTGGGCATTGTTTTTTATATATAAAGTTGTAAAAATTATTTATAATTATTGGATAATAATCTTCAAAATACTTAAAATTATATATTTGATTTATATATTGCAGTCTACTCTTAGAAGCTTCATTAGAAAGCTTGCATAACTTTTTTATCTTAGATGAATTATCATCTATATGTAATTTTTTTAAAACAATTGGTGGAGCTAGTACTACACCGGCAAAGCAATCGGCTTCTTTTTCGTAACAATAATATTTATCATCAGTTAGACTGTTTCTATAAAGAGAAGTCACTGAGTTATTTAAATGTCTTAATACTATATGACCGATTTCATGTGTTAAGGTCCACCGTATTCTGCCTTTGTTATTAATTAAATCATTATATATTATTGAATATTCATGCGTTGTTGGGCAATAAATTGCAGCACCATCTTTACTTTTGAGCTTATCTTTCAATAATTTGTTTATAGTACACCCCAAATCTTTTGATAAAACAGAAGCTTTTTCAATTGTCCATCCATTGATTGCACATATTTTAAATGGATCAAATGGTAAACTGTCTATATTTTGTTCAATTAAAAAATCATATGCAGTTTCTACTGCGTAGTCATATCTTATATTGAGAATTGCATTATTTCTTCTTGAATGCATGAGGGAATAGCCTTTCTGCTAATTTTCTTAAATCTTCAGCTTCTTCGGGTGTTAAATTTTTACCTGCTCTAGCTATTGCTCTTATATCAGGGTTTGAAATAGCTTCAGCATCCTTTTTAACTTCTTTAATCATTTCGGCAACTTTTTCATCTAACAAAGGAGTTACATCTATATCTAAAGCTTCGGCAAGTAATTTAGCCTTTTCAGGGCTTGGTGTTCTTCTACCGTTTTCAATATCACTTATAAATGTTAGAGATACACCGCTTTTATCTGAAAGTTGTTTTAGTGTGTATCCTTTTTTCTTTCTAGCGGTTCTTATTATTTTTCCTACAGTCATATTGATCCTCCTTTCGTCTATAATTATAATCATTTACGCAATATGTGTAAATACTCGTTTTGTATTGAAGAAAGCAAATACTTCTTTAATACTTAGAAATACTTAGAAATACTTAGTATTACGCATTTAATTTAAAAATATACGCTATTCTGTTTAAAACAAGTACAATTGCAGCGTTGAAAATTACGCAGAAGAGTAATAATATATAACTATAGTCTTTACGCAATAGAGTAAAAATATACACTAGATGATAAAAAAAGAGAGGTGAAAACTTTGACTTGGGAAATTATTAAAAATAAGAGGATAAAGAATGGCTGGACTAAAGCAGAATTGTCAAGAAGAACAGGAATATCACAACAATTATTATGTGATATAGAAGCTGGAAGAAGAAATCCCTCTTTAAAAAACCTTGTTAAGTTAGCAAAATGCTTAGAATTTTCGTTAGATGAATTATTAATAAATTAAAAAAGAAGGAGGTTTAAGAAATGATTAACATAGTTAAAAAAGAATTAACTTTAGACAGTAGAGAAGTAGCACAGATGGTAGGAAAAAGACATGCGGATTTAATAAGAGATATTGAAACATATACCCAATATCTGGATAACGCAAAAGTGCGTTCTCAAGATTTTTTCATACCAAGCACTTATATAAGTAGCCAAAATAAAGAATTACCTAATTATCAAATTACAAAAAAAGGTTGTGAGTTTATAGCTCATAAGTTAACAGGTCAGAAAGGAACATTATTCACTGCAACATATATTAATAGATTTCACGATATGGAACAAGCCCTCTTATTAGAAAACAATAGACAGGCCATACCTGATATGAAAGCTAAAGAGATTGAAGCAAGATTAAATAATTCAAAAGTAAGACAAGCTAATGTACTTTTAAAAATAGCTAATGATACGGAGATAAAAGAATACAAACAAGTTCTACATTCCTATGCCAGCAGAATAGTTACAGGCCAGCAGATACTACCATTACCAGAAATAAACGAGAAAACTTATTCAGCTAAAGAGATAGGGGAAGTTTTAGGAATTAGCGCTAACAAAGTAGGTAGGTTAGCAAATCAGCACAATCTTAAGACTAATGAGTTTGGAAAATTCTTTTATGACAAAGCTAAACACTCAAATAAGGAGGTAGAAACATTTAGATATTATGACAATATCATTCCCATACTAGAAGGCTTAATGGAGAGTGATAAAAATGCCTAAAAGAATATCAGTCAAAGAGGCAGCAGAAATTTTAGGGGTATCTCAACAATTCATTAGAGTAGGATTGCAAAGAGAAAGGCTACCTATAGGCACAGCTCTCCAGTTAAGTGAAAAAAGATGGACCTATCATATTAGTCCAAAGTTATTGGAAGAGTATGCAGGAGAAATAAAGGAGGTAATTTAAAGTGAAAATATGGATTTTCATGAATACTGAATCTGAGGTGGGACCTGAAAGTATAAAAGGAATTTATAAAACTGAAGAAGAAGGCAAAATGGGTGTAAATCATGAAATGAATTTTTGCTATAACTGTGGACAATTACTAGATTGGGAGGGTGGAATAAATTGAATCTTATAGCAGGTTTTATAGGCAAGAACAAAGACTTTGAGTTAATTGAAATTCAAGAAAAAGTAAGACAAGCTGAACAAAATTTCAATTATGCAAATCAGGAACACATAGATGCTGCTATATATGAATTAAAAGCAACAGAAGAAAAATTTAATGCAATGTTGAGGGAGAAAAGGGGTGAGGAAGATGTCAGTAAAAGAAGTAATTGAGCAATTAAAAAGTTTGAGGGAACACTGCAAAGAATATGCAGATGCACAAGATGAGGATTGTATCTGGAAAAAAGACGTACAGGCTTTAGATATAGCTATAGAGATTCTTGAAGATATGTTTGATGAGGAAGAAGATTGAAAGCTATGAGAAGACTAAAATCTTTGGACAAGTCTACAAGAATGGCTATAGCAGAAAAATATAACGTAGGAGGGATTGTATGAGTAGAATAGATGGAAAACCTTATGCAGTTGATGTTATGGAGGTAATTGCAAAAGAAAGAAAAAGGTTAGAAAAAAAAGTAGCAAGCCCTGAATATGCAAGACACCCAAATTGGAGTTGGATGGAAACTTGGTTAGCAAAGTCAGATAAAGAACATTACGAAGATGATTTTGATTTCAATTCAACTGATAAAAATTGTAATGTATGTGGAAAGAAAGGTAGGTTCTTTATGGCAATGGATTTTTCATTCTGTGACGAGTATAGCTGTGGAATACAAATTTGCGGTACATGTTTAGATGAAATGAGGAGGACATTCGCTCATGAGGTGCTGAATAAAGTGAGGTCTCAAAATGAAAAATGATAAAAAGATTCGAGCAGTAGCAGAAGAAGCTAGAAAAATACTTAAAGATTATCCCGAGCTTAAATACAGCGAAGCTATCCAGAAAGCTAAGAAAGTTTTAAAAGAAAAAGAACCTATCCGCCGGCCAGCAAAATAGGTTCGAGTAAAAAACACTTAAGTAGAGTATACCACGAAAGGAGAGAAATATTCAATGCCTTATATAGAGTTTGAGAAGCTAGAGGAAAATTCAAAAGAAAAGATTGAATCAGAAATTAGATACCTCTCAGAAGAAAACGCAGAACTAAGAAGGAAGATTCGAGAAGGTAAAGATTCCGAAAATATATTGAAAAATAATGAAACCAGAATAGCACAGTTGATGGGGTGCTATTTGGGAATTAGAGGTGAATAATGTGAATGAGATTAAAATTTTAGAATTAACCTTAAGAAACTTTAAGGGGATAAAGGACTTCATCTTGTCCCCTGAGGGCAAAAATATAAATGTTTATGGTGACAATGCTACAGGAAAAACAACCATAATGGACTCTTTTATTTGGTTACTGTTTGATAAAGATAGCCAAAACAGCAGTAACTTTAATATAAAAACATTAGATGAGAACGGGAATGTGATTCATGGTTTAGAGCATGAAGTAAAAGCGAAATTAGAGATTGATGGAAAGGCAATCGTACTACAAAAGATATATAAAGAGAAATGGACAAAGAAAAGGGGAGAAGCTAAGAGGACGCTTACAGGGCATACGACAGATTACTTTATAAATGATGTACCTAAAAAGAAATCAGAATATGAAAATTACTTATCTCAGATTATAGAGGAAGATACATTTAAGATTTTAACTAATCCTTTGTATTTCAATACTAATCTCCACTGGAAAGATAGAAGAAATCTAGCATTAAATATATGTGGAGAAGTAGACCAGGAGGAAGTATTTAAAAAAGATAGTAGTTTAAAAGAATTAAAACCTTTACTAAAAGATAAATCAATAGATGATTTAAAGGCCGAAATGACATCTAGGAGAAGAAAATTAAACGAGGAATTAAAATCAATACCTTATAGGATAGATGAGCTATCTAGGGGAGATGTAGAAGTTGATGTAGATACATTAACTAAAGAGAAGAAAGAGTTAGAAGTTAAGCTAGGTGAAGTAAAAAACGCAAAAGGTATGGACTATGACTTTAGGTTAACAGGAATAAAAGGCTCGATAGAACTTCTAAAAAATAAATTTAAAAAACTAGGGCAGGATTTAACTAAAGACTTGAGAGAGCAGTTAGCTAATTCTCTGGAGCAAAAATCTAAAGTTTCAAAAGATTATTACCAGGCCAAAACTGAACTAGAAGAAAACACACTCAAGATAGGTAAGTTAGAAAAATCAATTCCAAGTATAAAAAAAGAAATGGAAGAACTAAGAGTTAGGTTTAAAGAAATAGCAGCTAAAGAATTTGACCAAAACTCTACTATTTGTCCTACTTGTAAACAAGAGTTACCTAATGAAGATATACAAAAACTTATTAATGGGTTTGAATATGACAAGCAAAATCAATTAAATTCTATAAATCTAAGCGGGAAACTTCTTAAAGAGCAATTAGAAAGTGTTGAGGAAGAATTAGAAGGTTTACAAACTATCCAGGAGCCTAAGTTTGAAGTAGTAAATAATCTAGGGCTAGAATTAGCAACAATAGAAGTAGATATACAAAACCTGGAGGAAAGAATAGCCAAGGCTGATGCAACTGAATTAGAAGAATATAAAGATATTCAGGCCAAATTATCAAAATTGAACTTAGAAAAGGAAGAAGTAGAAAAACTGTTAGAGGTTCAGGATAATTCCGAGCAGATCCTTGACCTTGAATCTAAAATAACAGAAATAAATAAAGAATTAGCCAGATTAGATTTAGCTAAGGAAAACAAGAAAAGGATCCAGGGACTAAAAGACAGAGAAAGAGAATTAGCTAATATGGTAGCAGAAACTGAAAAAATTGAATTCTTATGCGACCAGTACATCATTACAAAAGCAGAACTATTAGAGGATAAGTTGAATAGTAAGTTTAAGGCAGTAAAGTTTAAACTCTTTGATATTCAAGTCAACGGTGGAATCAATGAAACTTTTGTTACTACGGTAAATGGAGTACCATTTGAGGATTTAAACAATGCTATGAAGATTAATGCAGGGTTAGATATTATCAATACCCTAACTGATTATTACAATTTCAAGGCACCTATTTTTATAGACAACAGAGAATCAGTGAATGAGATTATAGATGTTAAAAGTCAAGTCATTAATTTGATAGTAAATAGCAGTAAAAAACTAATAGTGGAGGTGTATGGATAATGCACGTAAATATAGTTAAAGGAGATTATGTTTTCAAGCAATGGGACACTGAGAGTTTTAGGGCTATGTATGAGAAGTTTAAAGAACTAGAAGAACAGGGTTACGAAATGGTAAATGAGGAGCATGGTCCTTTAAATGTATATTTTCACTTTGAAAAAGAAGGTTGTGAAGAAATAGTAGTAACTTTGATGTGTTTTTAATTGAGGAGGAATTTTAAAATGTTGAAAGCTACAGTAACTATAACAGGCGGTAACCCTCATAGGTCTATAGAAATGAGTATGGAAGAATATATCCGCTTCATAAGAGAACAAGCTACTTTATTAGGAGACATAAGTGAAGAAGAACCTATATGTCTAGTAGGCTTTGATAAAAGTTCAGGTTGTGATTGTGAATTTGTTTCTAAAATAGATGGATTATGTGATTTGCACATGGATCCTGATTACGAAGATAGAAGATAGGAGGAATAAATAATGAACAATATGATTAATTTAGAGAAATTTGCAGGTGGAGCGTTAGCAGAGAAGTTCAATATAGGGTTAAAGGAAGTGCTAAAAAATATAGCAGATCCTAATACAGAAGCTAAAAAGAAAAGAAAAATGACAGTAGAATTAACATTTGCACCAGATGAAGAAAGAGAGCTTTCTTTAGTAGATATAGTAGTTAAAACTAAGCTAGAACCTACAAAGGCAGTAGCTACAAAGATATTGATAGATAAGGATGGGCAAGGAGGGATAATTGCAAGCGAATATAACAATCAGTTAAGGGGACAGCAATATTTAAAAGTTGACGAGGATACAGGAGAAATATTGGCAGATGATGATGTAGACATAGAAGGCATTAAATTAATAAAATAATAAAATTTAGGAGGAATGAAGAATGTTTGATAAAGAAGCTTTAAATTATTTAGTTAATCTAGGATATGAAAAGGATGTATTAGTAGAAACAGAGAAAGGACTGTTCTCAAAAGTACCGCTTACAAGGGTAAATTATCCAAGAGTTGAAACCTTAGAGGTAAGTAATCTTACAAGCATTATAGATTATATGAGATCCAACATAGATGGATATAAGGAAAGACTTTTAATACAAGTAGTTAGTCCAAGAGAAGTAAGGCTATTGACATCTTTAAATAATGATGATGTTAGAGATGAAATATTAAGAGCAGTAGCAATATTACCAGATAACATATACTATGACCGATTCATAGATACAGAAAGATTTAACATAATGCTACAATCCTCATTTGAAGATAGTGACGATAAAAAATTATTACTAAAGTTCACTGGTCTAATTCAGGAAGAAGCAGTTAAGAAAACAGGTGATGATGGAGTAAGCCAAGCAGTAACAATTAAAACAGGAGTGGCTACAGTTGGGGATGCAGTAGTTCCTAATCCAGTTATATTGGCACCATATAGGACATTCCCAGAAATAAAACAGGTAGAAAGTAAGTTTATATTCAGAATGCAAGAAGGTCCTAACGCCGCCTTGTACGAAGCAGATGGTGGAGCATGGAAAAATGAGGCAATGAGAAGGATAAAAGAATATTTAATAGAGAATTTAAAAGACATAGAGGACGCATACGAGATAATTTCATAATAGTTGAGGGTAGTACAAGCTACCCTCTTATAAAAACAATATAGGAGGAATATAAAAATGACTAATAAAAATCAAGTGGCAATTCAAGAGAAAAATATAACTGACAATGTTTTAAATAGAATTAACAATATGCAAGCCGAGGGAAGTTTACAGGTACCCGACAATTATAGTCCAGAAAATGCTTTAAAATCAGCTTATTTAAAATTATTAGAAACTAAGACCAAAGACGATAAGGCAGTTTTACAGGCCTGCACCCAAGAAAGTATAGCTAATTCATTATTAGAGATGGTAGTTCAAGGTTTAAATCCAATGAAGAACCAAGGTTATTTTATACCTTATGGTAATAAATTAACCTTCACTAGAAGTTATTTAGGAACTATAGCTATTACTAAGAGATTGCCAGGTGTCAAAGATGTAAAAGGCTATCCAGTATATAAAGATGATGAATTTGAAACGGAATTTGATTTAATATCAGGTAGTTTAAAGGTTAAAAAATATGTGCCAAATGTTAAAAGTAGAAATCCAAAGGATTTAATAGGAGCCTTTGCCTTAATAATTGGTGACGAGGATATTCTACACATGGAATATATGGATATGGACCAAATAAAAGCAGCTTGGAATATGGGAGCTATGAAAGGTAATTCGGGAGCGCATAAACAATTTCCAGACCAAATGGCTATTAGGACAGTAATAAATAGAGCTTGTAAGATGTATGCAAATACCAGTGATGATTCAGATATATTTGCTAATTTACTAAATAAGACAAGTACAGAAGTAGAGGCAGAAATAGGAGAAAACGCAAATAAAGAGGTATTAGATTTTGAAGATAGTGTTATCGAAGGAGAATATGAAGTGTCAGAAGTAGTGGACCAGGAGACGGGGGAAATTAAAGATAATATACCAGAAATGGAGTTTTAAGGATGAAAGCGAGAGAGTTTATTGATAACTGTGTCCTTTGTGGATATGCAAGTAAAAAAGTAGCAGAAGAATATGCAAGAGATAAGAAAAGACTTACTGAACAAGACTATATGGAAGTGTTCAGAATAAACGAGAAGAAAAATGATGTAAGTCATGGAATTTTATCTCCCACTTGCAATTATGACGGAGATGATTTAATAGAACTCTTGAACAGAACCCCTAGGCCATGGAACAAAGATATTGATTTGAATAGAGGAATAAGAGATATGAGAGAAGATGGTGAAGATGAAACTTAAAACAATAGCTAGTGGTAGCAGTGGAAATTGCTATCTATTAGAAACAGAAGATGGGAGCCTGCTCATTGAAGCAGGTATCCCTATAAAACAAATAAAAAAAGCATTAGGATTTGATTTTAGCAATATTCAAGGTTGTTTAATTACCCATGAACATGGAGATCATGCCAAGGCAATAAATGATATAGCAAAATTAGGAATTGACGTATACGCGTCAAAAGGCACGTTAAAGGCCTTGGATTGTACAGGCCATAGATTTATACCAATGACACATAATAAAGCTAAAATAATAGGGGATTTTGAGGTATTACCATTTAATACAGAGCATGATGTAGTAGAGCCTTTAGGATTTTTAATCAGACATAGAAATAAGAAAATCCTATTTGCTACAGATACCTATTATTTAAGATATAGGTTTAATGATTTAACTCATATTGCTATTGAATGTAATTATGTTAAATCTGTTATGGAAGAAGGTTTAAAAGATGGAACGATAAATATAAAAAGAGTCGCTAGAACTATGAAAAGTCATATGAGCTTAGAGAACCTAATTGAGTTTTTAAAGGTTAATGATTTAAGTAAAGTTGAAGATATATATTTATTACATTTATCAGATGATAATAGCAGTATTCCTATGATTAAAGAAGAAATCAGGAAAATATATCAAGGAAATTTGATAATAGCAGGTGGTGATTAAATGGCAAGACCACAGAAGATAGGTGTAGACTACTTTCCTTTGGATGTAGATATAGATCAAGATGATAAAGTGGCAATCATTGAAGCACAGCATGGAGTGCTTGGATTTGGAATAGTAATCAAATTGTTAATGCATATCTATAAAAACAGTTATTACTATGAGTGGACTGAAAGAGAACAAATACTATTCTCGAAACGAGTTAATGTTGACATTAATCAAGTTAATGTAATCATTAATGATTGTTTAAAGTGGGGTTTGTTTGACGAAAAGTTGTTCAAAGCATTTAAAATACTGACTTCCAGAGGTGTCCAAAATAGATATTTTGAGATAACGAAGCGTAGACAAGAGGTGGAAGTGATAAAAGAGTACCTATTATTAGATAATGATGACATTAATTCATATAGTAATTTAGTTATTGTTAGTATTAATGAAGAAGTAGAGGAAGTTAATGACAACATTAATCCCCAAAGTAAAGTAAAGGAAAGTAAAGAATATAGTAGTAGTAGTATAGGGACGGAGGAGGAAAAAATCCAAAATGATATTTCTTCAATCATGAAAGAATTTGAACAAAATGGATTTGGAACTATGACTTTAATCATAAAAGAAATGCTTATAGATTTAGTAAACGAGTATTCTGCCAAGTGGGTTCAGGAGGCAATGAAAATTGCAGTTAAAAATAACAAAAGAACATTGAGCTATGTAGAAGGAACTTTACGGAACTGGAGGACTAACGGAGGAATGAAACTAGGAGGTGATTCTAGTGGAACACATAGGGAAAACAATGAAAGTAGCCTTGGGCAGTACGAAGATATCGGAATCACAATCTAACGTTAAAACCTGCCCTAAATGCGGTGGTAAGAAAGAACTGATTGTAAATATAGCTGGAGAAGGAAGAAAAGTACCTTGTTTATGTCATTGCGAAAGCGAAAAGTATGAAAGGCTACAAGAAACAGAAGAACAGAAACAAAAAATGTTAAGGTTAGAAAAGCTAAGAAGTCATTCACTCATGGGAAAGCAATTTGAAAATTGTACCTTTGAGAACTTTGAATTAAACAATCAAAATAAAGGGATGTACAAGCTAGGGAAAAACTATTGTAAAAATTGGCAAGAGATGAAAGAAAGAAATATGGGACTTCTTTTATATGGTTCTCCGGGAACAGGCAAAACTTTTCTAGCATTTTGTATTGCAAATGGATTATTAGATTACATGATTCCTGTAATAGCTATAAGCTCCATAGGGTTATTGAATAGAATTAAGGAAACATACGATAGCTGGGGCAGAGAAGGAGAAATAGAAATAATTAATAATCTTAAAAATGCTAGCTTATTGGTCTTAGATGATTTAGGAGCGGAGAATAATACATCTTGGGCTAAAGAGAAGATATATGAAATTATTGATTCAAGGTACAGGGATGGAAAACCTTGTATAATTACAACAAATTTGACTAGGGAAGGATTAAAGAAAAAACTAACTGGAGATGACGGAATTTCTAGGACCTACGATCGGATAGTGGAAATGTGTTATCCAATAGAAATACGAGGGCAATCTAGAAGAATAGAGACAGCTAAGGAAAAAGAAGAAGTAATAAAGAAGCTAATTAATTAGGAGGGTTAAAAGTGATTAGTTTTACAATACCAGGAGAACCGAAAAGCAAGTTAAGACATAGGACAACTAAAACAGGGTTTACTTACAACCCACAGCAGAACGTAGAATACGAAAATTGGGTAAAACAATGTTATTACATTGAGCATAAACAAAAAATGCTTACAGGGCAAATTAAAGCTACAGTAGAAGCATATTTTACAATACCAAAGAGTACGAGCAAGAAAAAAAGAAAGTTGATGATAGAAGAAAAGATAAGACCTACTAAAAAACCAGATACGGACAACATTGCAAAAATAGTATTAGATAGCTTGAATACATTAGCCTTTGATGATGATAAACAAATAGTAGATCTTAGAGTGTTAAAATTTTATAGCGAAGAACCTAGAGTTGAGGTAACCTTAGAGCCAGTTCAGGAGGGATAGAGGTGGACAAACTGTTAGAACTGTGTTTTAGAAGTATTGTTAGAAATATTAACCAGGCTCACCAAGTAGCTAATGTTTATAAAAGCCAAGCTTTAAAAATACACATATTGTGGCAAAGAGGGAGAGAAATTAAAGAAAGCAGGTCCTGAACTAAAATATTGTAATAGTGAGTGTTACTTAAAAGATTGTATTAAAAAGCATCCAGGAACATCTTTAGAAAATATGGCTAGAAAATTATTGGGGGTAAAGTAGAATGAAAGCTATGAAAGTAATAGAATTAAACAATAAATATGCCATATGTCCAAAATGTGGCAGTGATAAAGTAGGAAATGGAGAAGGCGGAATTTACAATGATGAATATAAATATATCAGATATTGCAAATGTGGCTATAAAATAACGATATTTGAAAATGGAATAGAACTTGAAGAAAAAACTAATATAAGTCAGCTAGACAAAAAGGTAAATCAAGAAGAAACTTTAAGAGATTTTATTAAAAATTCATATAAAGATTTTTATGAAGATGAATTGACTGATGAATATATAGATAGATTAGCCGAAGTGAAACTAACAGAATTAGTAGATCATTTGGATTATTTATGGACTAAGTAAAGGAGGGATTAGAATGAAAGAATATTATGGAAGTATAAGTTTTACAGGAGAAATCTATTTTGGAGTCAAAGCAGAAAGTGAGGAAAAGGCGAAAGAAAAAGTGTTTGATGCATTGCTTGTTAATGCAGAATCCGAAGATAATGATGTAAAAATAGATGAGGTACAATTTGATTTAATAGATGAATGTATGCAAGGTAATGTGCAAGAAAGTTTTTTATGGGATTTTGAGATATACGAAGAAAAGTAGGAGGTAAAATAATATGCTAACAGAAGAACATAAAAAGAAAATAGAATACCTTAATCAATATAAGTACTTAAATAAAGAGATAGATAGAAAGATAAGTGAGTTAGAGAATTGGAGGAATAAAATATTTAATGTAACTGGCACATTATCGGATATGCCTAAGAGTCCTAATAGGTCTAATGTAATTGAAGATGGTATTGCAACTATAGATGAGATAGAAGCTAGCATTAATAAAGATATAGATGATTTGATTGATTTAAGAAATGAAATAGAAGGTAAAATAAATTCCGTAAGAGATTTAAAGCTAAGAGAATTATTGAAATGTAGATATTTAGATTGTCAAAAGTGGGAAGAAATAGCTTATAGGAATGAATATAGTTGGAGGCATGTATATAGATTACATGAATTAGCATTAGATGAAATAAATATTTAGGTTATGTCATTGAATGTCAGTATAAACTTATGTTATTGTTAAGATGACAGAAATTTAGAGATAACCTCCTTCCAGGGCACGTCTTTAGGGCGTGTCTTTTCTATTTGTTGTGATACGGAAAAAAGAGGACTAATATCAGTCCTCTTTTAACTTGATGATAATTTGGTTATTGGTAGTATCAATTACTTTTTCAGTAGGTAGAACATTACCATCTGAATCAATAAAGCCACATTCACGGGCTTCAGTTGCACCGATATTTACTGTATAACTTGATATGTTTCCATAACCATTTTTTTTAGGTGATAATTTTATTGGTTTTATTTCCATGACAATTATCCTTTCTTATATAGTTTGTAGGCAGATACAACAGATATTGAGGCGACTAGTACAGCAATTATATTAAATATGATATTAACTTCTGCAAACAAAGATATTATACTCAATATAAGATTTAAAATTAAAGATATGGTTAGTATAGCCATTGATATTATGGGTAAGATAGTATAAAATATATTTAGAGGGGAGGGGATTTCTCCCCTCAGGTTGGGGCTTATTCTAAGGCTTTTATCAATCTATCTATTAAACCAATTAGGGCGGTTATTAGACTTATGATTGATATTATTAGTCTTATTATAAGTTCCTTTTCTTTGTTGTTTTTCCTCTTTTTCTTCTTACCCATTTCCTCACCTCCTAAATACATTATAACATAGCGTAACGCTATTGTCAATGCTTTTTATGAAATAATTATAATATTTTCTAGGCATTTACTTATGCAGGTGCTTATTTTCATGGGATAAACGAGGTGATGATATGGAAACATATTTCAAATTTAAGTTGATTGTAGAGATAGTAGGGTTATGTTTAGCTGGTGGAACTTTAATAATACTAGGAGTTATAAAAGCAATATCTAAGTTAAAGGAATGATGTAAATGAATGAGAAACTACTACAAGCTATAGAAGATGGCAGAGAAGATATATTTTATAATAGCAGAACATGGAGGAAGAAACGATTAGAAATATTAGAAAGAGATAACCGTGAGTGTCAGATGTGTAAAGAGTTAGGCAGAGTTGGCAAAGGTGAGACAGTACATCATATCAAACATCTAAAGAATAGACCAGACTTAGGGTTGATAGATTCGAACCTCATAACATTATGTTATGCACATCACAATGAAGTTCATCCGGAGAAGTTGAAGTGCAAGAAGAGGAAGACATTGAACAAGGAACGGTGGTAATACCCCCCGAGTTGAAATTTTTACATTTTTTTCTAAAACCTGTACACCGGCGCCATACAAGACAAAACAGAAAAGTCACGCGTATGATAAAAAATTGGATGAAAGGAGGAGTTGATATATGGCAAGTATAGCAAATATAAAAAAATCATTAATTTTACAACTAGAAAATAATGGCGCTAATGTGGATCACTTTATTGGATTAGTCGAGGATTATGTTTGGTTTTGTAAACAAGAGAAAGAAATGCAAAAAGATATAAAAGAACGTGGTCAATTATTTGAAACCTTATCAGCCTCCGGCAACCCAATAATAAAAGAAAATCCTTCAGTTAAAAATGCAAAAATGTATAATGATCAGAAATTGAAAATATTAAAACAATTAGGTCTAGAAGCTAAAAATGTAGTTGATGATCCAGATGACATACTCTAAACTAATACCTGAGATACAAAATTACATTGATTGGATTAGAAGTGGTAAAATTGCAGTATGTAAAGACCAATTTTTGCTAATAGACCTAGTGGAGAAAGCTTTTAAAGAAGAAGATTTATATATAGATACAGAAGAACTTAATAATTATTTAGGATTACAAAAATACTTTCCTTTCAAATTACTTGATTGGGAAGTATTTTGTTTTACTCTTCATAATTGCACTTATACTAAAAAAGGACATTTAAGGTGGCCTGATTTATTAATTTATGTAGGTAGAGGCGCTGGAAAAAATGGTTATCTATCTTTTGAAGATTTTGCTCTTATTAGTCAATACAACGAAGTGCAAGAATATCATATTGACATATGCGCTAATGCAGAAGACCAAGCTAAAACATCATTTATGGATGTATATAATGTACTAGAGGAAAATAAGAAAAAATTAAGTAGGCATTTTACTTGGAATAAAGAGGTAATAACAAATATTAAAACAAAATCAGAATTAAGATTTAGAACTTCTAACGCTAAATCTAAAGACGGTGGTAGACCAGGAAAGATTGATTTTGATGAATACCATGGATATGAAGATTATAAATTAATCAATGTATTTAAAACTGGACTAGGCAAAAAGAAAAATCCAAGAACTACAATTACTACAACAGATGGAGATGTGAGAGAAGGACCTTTAGATAAATTAATATCCAGGTCAGAGCAGATACTTAATGGTGCTATTAAGGATAATGGGCTATTACCCTTTGTTTGCAGATTAGACGACAAGAAAGAAGTCCATAACCCCAAAATGTGGGATAAAGCTAATCCTTCTCTCTACTATTTTGATTATTTAAGAGACCAAATGGAAAGAGAGTATGTTGATTATGTAGATGATCCAATCAATAATAGTGCATTTATGACCAAAAGAATGAATAGACCAGAAGGTAATAAAGACCAGGAAATAACATCATGGGAAAATATATTAGCAACTAATCAAGAAATTCCTGATCTTAAGGGGAAAACTTGTGTAGCCGGAATAGACTATGCAAGTACAACGGACTTTGTAGCTGCTGGGCTGCTCTTCAAGTATAAAGGCAAATACATATGGATTACTCACTCTTGGGTATGCAGCAATAGCAAAGATTTACCCAGAATAAAGCCACCACTAAAAGCGTGGGAAGAGCACAACCTTCTAACCTTTATAGATGGTCCGGAAGTTCCACCAGAAACACCGGCACTATGGTTATCTAAAATGGCTAACACCTATAACATAACCAAAGTAGCTATAGATAAGTTTAGATTTACGTTGATGAGAAGGTCACTTGAGGAAGTAGGATTCGATGCAGATAAGCAAGGAAACAATAACATTTTTCTAGTAAGACCATCAAACGAAATGATGATATCGCCGACTATAACAAGTGCTTTTGTAAATAAAAGCATTGTTTGGGGTGATAACCCACTGATGAGATGGTATGCAAACAATACTTGCTATATAAAATCAAGTGCAGGTAATGTGACGTATGGAAAGATAGAAGAGAAAAGCAGAAAGACAGATGGGTTTAAGGCATTTGTGGCAGCAATGTGTATAAGCGATGATTTGCCTGACAGTGGAGAAGAATTTGATTTGAAATTATTAGATGTTTATACTTACTAGATTGGAGGTGAATAGATGGCAATAACAGATTGGTTTATGGGGTTATTTAAAGGTAAAGAAACGATAAGTCTAGATGAATACATTGGATCCTTAACAGGCAGCATCTTTTATAAAGAATTAGCCCTACAAGCTAGTATAAATTTAATATCAAACTCTATAGCAAAAAGTAAATTTTTAACTTATCAAAATGGAAAAGAAGTACAGAAAATAGATCATTATATTTTGAATGTAGAAGCTAATCAAAATACATCTGCTAGTAGGTTTTGGAGGGATATTGTTACTAATCTAATCTATAAGCAACAATGTCTTGTAATTATGCAAAATAATATGTTTTATGTGGCAGATGACTTTGAAAGAGTAGAATTAGCTTTTAAAGAAAATATCTATAAAAACATAATAATATCAAATTATGAGTTAAGGGATGTTTTTAAGGAATCTGAGGTTCTGTACTTTGAATGGTATAATCAAGATTTAAAAACAGTAATTGACGGGCTGAATACAGAGTACTCAAAGCTAATTGAGGTTGGTAGCAAGAGTTATAAAAGAAATAAGGCTAAAAGAGGGACTCTAGAAATACCTACAAATTATGCACAAACTGAAAAGGGACAAAAGGATCTAGAAGATTTATTGAACAATAGATTTAAAAGATTTTTTGAAGCAGAAGGTGGCGCAGTTCTACCCCTTACAGGCGGATTAAAGTATAACGAATTGGGCAAAGAAAAAAGTTCTAAGGATACAGAAGGCGGAAGAGAAACAAGAGAATTCATAGACGATATATTTGATTTTGTTGCCATGGCATTAAGGATCCATCCTTCACTGCTAAAAGGGGATGTCCAAGATACAAGCAATGCAGTAAATGACTTCCTTACATTTTGCCTAAATCCTTTAGTAAAATTTCTTACTGATGAATTAAATAGAAAAATGTATGGTATGAAATTGTATAATGCTAAGACATATGTAAAATGCGATACTACAAATATTAAAGTGGTAGATTTAAAGGACATTGCCAATGCCTTAGATGTATTGACTAGAATAGGGGCTTATTCCATAGATGATAGTTTAGAAGCTTTAGGAATAGAACCTCTTGATACAGATTGGAGTAAAACAAGGTTCATGACTAAGAACTATATGCCTGTAGAAGATATGTTGGAAGGTGGTGGGTAAAAAGTGTTTGATTTTTATAGCTTTATTGATTTTACTGGAGATGAAACTGAAAAAGAATTTTTAGGGAAATGTTTGGAACAATGGGATATGACTATTGAAAAGAATACATCAGATACCAATAAGTTGCTAGAAATAGGGACACTATTTAGCGAGATAAGGCACAGAGTTGACGATTTAGGAGGTGATTAAGTGAAAAATAAAAATAAAAGAATATGGGAAATAAAACAATCCGCTGAGGCTGATACTTTAGATATGTATATCTATGGTGATGTTGAGGGGGATTATTTTGATTGGTGGGAATGGGAAATGGTAGAAAGTGAAACATCTGCCAATCATTTCAGGGAAGAATTAAACAAATACTCAGATGTGAAAAGGATTAATATTTACATCAATTCTTATGGAGGAAGTGTATTTGAAGGTACTGCTATTTACAGTCAACTGAGAAGGCATCCAGCTGAAAAAGTAGTTTACATTGATGGTTTTGCTTGTAGCGTAGCTAGTGTAATTGCTATGGCAGGAGATAAGGTAATAATGCCATCTAACACTATGATGATGATACATGATGCTATGGCGGGCATGTTTGGAAATGCTAGACAACTAAGAAAAACCGCTAATGATTTAGACGCTATTATGGAAGGTAATAGACAAGCTTACATGGATAAATCTAATGGAAGAATATCAGAGGAAACATTAAAAGAATTGATGGAAAACGAAACGTGGCTAACCGCTCAGCAATGTTTGGAATATGGGTTTGCTGATGAAGTATTGAGTAGGGAAGTAGACTTATCAGATGCTAAACAAATGTTACAGAAGGCTAATAAAACTTTCGAGCAACAATTAAATTATAATAAAGCCCTAGCAGCTCAAGTAAGAGGAATGACACAAAGCTTTAAACTAGAACCACAAGAACCACAAGAACCACAACAAAAAGAAAACAAACCTTTAAATATGATGAAGGCTTTATTTAATGTTAAGGAGGAAGATGAATAATGAAAAAGAAATTTAATTTACAACTATTTGGGGGAATGAGCCCAGATATGGCAGCTAAAACTAAAGAAGAATTTAGAGACAAAATCAAACAAGCATTAGAAAATGGTAATACAGAAGAATTTAGTCAAGTTTTTACAGATTATATGTCTAATATCGAACAAGCGGTGATAAGAGAAGCACAAGGGGTTATAGCAATAGATGATAGTAACATACTTCAAACTAGGGGAGTTAGACAATTAACTTCAAACGAAAAAGACTTTTACCAAAAGACAATAGAGGCTATGCAAGCAGCACCCAACTCTGTAAATAATTTAGATGTAGTAATGCCTGAAACTGTAGTAAATTCAGTATTTGAGGATTTAAAGGCAGAACATGAATTACTATCAATTATTGATTTTAAAAACGTAACAGGGCTAACAAGAATTCTAATGAATACCAATGCTAAACAATTAGCACAATGGGGACCTTTAAATTCTGAAATCACAAAGGAACTAGAATCTGGATTTAAGGATATTCCATTAGGGCAAAACAAACTAACTGCATTCATGTTTGTATCTCAAGATATGTTAGATTTAGGACCTATATGGATAGATAGATACGTAAGAGAAGTAATGTATGAAGCTTTAGCATTTGGACTTGAATATGGAATGGTGCAAGGTACAGGTAAAAATATGCCTATTGGTATGATTAGAGACTTAAATGGGGCAGTAGTAGAAGGTGTATACCCAGAAAAAGAAGCTATAAAAGTTACTGCATTGGATCCAATTAACTATGGAAAATTATTATCTAACTTATCAAAAACTGAAAAAGGTAATCCAAGAGTAGTTAAAAAGGTAATAATGATAGTAAATCCAACTGATTATTTACTAAAAATCATGCCAGCAACTACTATAAGAGCAACTGATGGAACATATGTAAATAATGTATTACCATATCCAACAAAAATAATACAGTCAACTGAGGTTGATGAAGGGAAAGCAGTTATAGGTATGGCTGATAAATACTTCATGGGAACTGGATTAGTTAAAGATGGTAAGATAGAGTATTCAGATGAATATAAATTCCTAGAAGACTACAGAACTTACAAGATTAGATTTCTTGGCCATGGACAAGCAAAAGATAACAACGCATTTATAGTAGCTGATATATCTGAATTAAAGCCAGCAATTCACAAAGTAGAAGTGGTACAAGAAGTACCAGAGGTCTAGGAGGTATAACTTATGAATGCAAAAGTATTAAAAACATTTAGGGACAAAGATACAAAATCTATTTTAAGACCTGATCAAATAATAGATATTACAGAAGAGAGGTTTGAAGAGTTAAGCTCCTCTTCCCTTGGCATATTTGTAGAAAAGATAGAAGAGCCCACAAATGGTCCTAAGGAAGAAAAAGCTCCAGATGAGGAACTCCAGAAAGAAATTAAAAAGAAATCTACCAAAAAGTAGGTGGTGTTATGTTAGAAGAAGTAAAGGATTATCTAAAAATAACTTGGGAAGATGAAGATAGTTATATACAAGGAATAATCAATAGAGGAAAAGATTATTTAAACAATTTAACAGGAACAGAACTTGGCCTTGAAGTAGAGGGGCAACCTAAAGCCCTTCTACTTGATTATTGTAGATATGCTTACAATTCAGCTTTAGAATATTTTGAAGAAAACTTCTATAAGGAAATATTAAGGCTACAGTTACAGGAAGCGGTGAAGGAAAATGCTAGACAAGAAGGATAGAATGAGAATTGTAGGTAGAGTATATAGACATAAAATCGAAATATGGGATTTAAAACATACAGAAGAAAATGAAGTGGGGGAAGAAGTACAAGTCCCGAAAAAACTATATGAATTATGGGCCGATATAAACCCTGTTAGGGGAAAAGAATACTTTGAGGCACAAAAGATAGTCCAAGAAATGCAATATAAAATTACCACAAGGTACAGAGAGGGGATAAACCCAGCTATGCTAGTTAAATGGGGAGATAAAGAATTGAATATAAATTCCATAATAGACATATCAGGTAAAGAAGAACATATGGAATTAATGTGTACCGAGAAGGTGAAAACTAATGGCTGATTTTGAAACGAAAGGCTTAACTGATTTTCAGCAAAAACTTCAAACAGTAGAAAGAAAAGCTCCTGATAGGATAGAGGATAAATTAGATAAACTAGGAAAAGATTTGAGAAAAGGGTCCAAAGATAAGACTCCAGTAAGGTCTGGTAAGTTAAAAAAGAAATATAAATTATTTGAAAACGAAAAGATACCTGGAGGTTATCAAAAGAAAATGACTAATACAGCTCCTCACTTTCATCTAATAGAGAAGGGGCATAGATTGGTTACTAAAAGCGGCAAGGAAATAGGTTTCGTAGAAGGAGAACATATGGTAGAAAGAACTATGAAAGAGATGGAAGAGACAGTTCCAGAAGAATTAGAACAATGGTTAGATGATTTGTTTAAAGAATTAAAGTAGGTGGTAACATGCTAAAAAATATTGACTTCAAAGTATGTTTGAAGACTTCGATAAGGGGTTCTATAGTCTGGCTATTGTTTTATCTATCATTTATTGTAACAAACCCTTATGCTACATTGATATTTAGAGTAATAAGTATACATGCTATGGTTGGCCCATTTAATAAATACTATAAGGAGAAATCAAAATGATTACGTTAGTAGATATAAAAAAGTCAATTAATGAAGTTTTAGAAGATAATTTCAAAGATGTAAATCTCTATGCTAATGAAGTATTAGAAGGTTTTAAAAGACCTTCTTTTTTTACGTCTGTAATTCCAATTGGATCCAACTATGATACTGTCAATTTTAATTCAAATAAACTAATGGTGATAATAAATTACTTTTCTAAAAACAAAACAGAATTAGAGAATTTGAAAATGGCTGATGAGCTTAAAAGAGAATTTGGAATGACCTTAAAAGTAAAAGGTAGACACTTAACCTTACATGATATAAGGACAGAAATTACAGATGGAGTTTTACAGTTTAAGTTTGATTTAAATTATTATGATGGAATAGACAAGATAGAAGATCATGAAAAAGCAAAAGAGATTGAAATAAGTATGAAGGAGTGATAAATAATGGGTTTACCTTCAATAAACATTACATTTAAAGAGCAAGGTGTAACCGCAATCAAGAGAGGACAAAGAGGTATAATAGCCCTAATTCTAAGAGGCGCAGCACCACAAGAAAATCCTATTGAAATCTATACCCCAGCGGATATACCAGAAAGCATGAATGAGGAAAACAGGAAACAAGTGAATTTAGCACTTATGGGGTATCAAAGACCACCAAGAAAAATTATAGCCTATGTAATAGGTAGTGAGAAAGACTATACAGAGGCTATGAATTATTTAGAAACTATAAGATGGGACTACTTAGCTATTCCTGAAATCAAGCCAGAAGAAACAACAGAGGTAGCAAATTGGATTAAAGGGTTAAGAGATACCAAGGGAATAAGAGTAAAGGCAGTATTACCAAATACACCAGCTGATTATGAAGGTATTATAAATATTACAGCTGGTGAAATGAACGACAATACTAAAGTCTACACACCAGCTGAATATTGCAGTAGGTTTGCAGGATTGTTTGCAGGTACACCTTTAACTATAGCTGCGACATTTGCACCATTACCAGAATTAATTGATTGTAAAAAACTGACTAAAGATGAATTAGATCAAGCTATAGATAAAGGAGAGCTTCAACTTTATAATGACGGAGAAAAAATCAAAGTTGCAAGAGCGGTAAACTCTTTAGTATCTACCAATCAAGAAAAAGGCGATTCATTTAAAAAGATAAAAATAATAGATGCAATGGATATGATACATGACGATATAAAGAAAACAGCGGAGGACAACTATTTAGGAAAATATGCTAATAGCTATGATAATAAATGCTTACTGATAAGTGCTATACAGGGCTATTTTGACCAATTAGAGCTTGAAGGAATATTAGATAAAGGTAAAAATTCTATAGGAATAGATATTCCAGCACAAACTGCATATTTAAAATCTATAAACTATGAAACTGATGATGGTAGAACTGTAGAAGATATGGAAGAACAAGAAATCAAAGAAGCTAACACTAAGGACAAGGTATATCTAACTGCTAATATAAAGATTTTAGATGCTATAGAAGAGATATGCTTGCCAATTACTATATAGACTATATAGGAGGTGAAATAAATGGTTAAAGCATATAGACCGGAGCAAGTTGTTAACGGCACATGGGGTGAAATTTGGGTTGATGGTGATTATATGGCTGAGATAACAGCCTTTAAAGCAGAAATTGATATAGAATATTCAGATGTAAATATGACAAGACGGTTGGCAAAAGCTAAAAAGATGGTAGGATACGAGGGAAAAGGGGAGATCAAGCTAAATAAAGTTACTTCTAGGTTTACAAAACTTATAAGTGATAATTTAAAGAAAGGTAAGCAAACTGTAGTTACAATAATATCTAAATTAGACGACCCAGATGCAATGGGAGCAGAAAGAGTGGTAATAAAAGACGCCACATTTGAGAAGTTAACACTAGCAGATTGGGAGAGTAAGAAGAATGGAGAAGAAACACAGCCATTCTCTTTTACTGATTGGGACTTACTTGACTTAATAGGGGATTAATCTATCTTCTTGAATATTTGGAGGTGAAAATATGAAGATAAAAATAGAGATAACCAATTTAGATGAATTTAAGAAGCATGTACAAAGGTGCAAAAGTCTAATTAAAGAAGCCGAAGAAGAAATTAATATTATAAATAATTTCAAATTTGAAATTTCGACTGAAAAGGAATAATAGGAGGAGACATTATGAATACAGTAGAAAAATTATTAAAAATGGATGCAGGTAAAATAAAAACACCTGAAAAGGATGTAGTTATGAAATTAGCTAAATTTGATAATAAAGAATTTACATTTCCTTGTAAAGCAATAGACCCGGAACTTGTAGCAGAAATACAAGAAAATTCCATTGAATTTTACGATGGAGATATAGACAAGATAAAAGTGTATGACTCTAAAGTAATGACGATAATAGAAGGTTGTCCTATCGTGTTTAAAAACACTGATTTAATGAAACATTTCGGAGCGGCTACTCCTAAAGATTTAGTGAAAAAATTATTACTAAGCGGAGAAATAGATGATTTAAAAGCAGAGATAGATAAGCTAAGTGGATATGACACTAAAAAGAAAAAAAGAGATGAGGAAGATATAAAAAACTAATTACTCTTGATCCTGATGTATCAACTGCATATTTTCTATTTAGATACAAGGATTGGGAGCCTAGCAAGTACTATAATTTGCCTTATGGAGAAAAAACAGTAGTAAGAGCATTCGCACAAGTTGAAGCAGAAGAAAGAAACAAAACTATAGATTTATTGAATGATATTGGATAATCCTCCTTCTATGTTATAATATTGGTAAAAGTAGGAGGGGGATTTGTTATGAAGAAAAAAGGTTTATTATTGTTATTAGCTTTAGTATTATTATTAGTAGGTTGTTCAGATGATGAAATTACGATAAATGAAGATGATAGCTTTGAGACAAAAGTACAAAAGATAGCTTTAAAAGAAGTACACAATGAAGAAAATATCATAGAAACTACTTTTACAGAAGATATAATTAACGATGGGCAAATAGTAAGATTAGAATTAAATGGTGGAGATAAAGGAAGAATGACTTTACTTGATAAATCTAAAAATATATTTGAGAAAATGTTTGATTTAGCAGAGGTTACAGAGGTTCAGTTATTATGGAAAGGGGACACAGTAGATCAATATGGAAAGAAACATAACGAGAATGCATTAAAAATAATGCTCAAAAAAGAAACGGCAGATAAGATTGGCTGGGACTTATTTGACATTAATAAATTCGAAGATATTTCAGATTCCTATTGGATTAATAGAGCATATGAACATTAGCACTTACTTAGTAAGTGCTTTTATTATGCCCAGAAAAGAGGTGATAATATAGCACATGTAATAGATGCAGTCTTAACTTTAAGGGATAATTTTAGCGGAACAATAAGACAAGCAAGTGAAAGCATGTCCCAGTTCTCTAGACAATCAATAAGAGCGGGTAAAGATATACAGAAGGTTGGTAAGGATTTAGAGAAGTTTGGAGGTAACTTAACTAAAAAAGTAACGCTCCCCTTGGTTGGAATGGCTACTGTAGCTACAAAAGAGTTTATAGAAATAGAAGATGCTTTTAGCGGAGTGCAAAAAACTATCTCAGGGACCCCAGAACAATTACAAGAGATAAAAGAGCAGTTAGATGGATTGGCTACAACCAACTTACCTATAGCACGAAAAGACCTCTATGGAATAGCTGAAACTGCTGGGCAGTTGGGAGTTGAAAGAGAAAACATAATAGATTTTACAGAAACTATAGCAAAGGTAGGTAGGGTTACTAATTTAAGCTACGAACAAGGCAGTGCTGCTCTCGCTAGATTTGCTAATAACATGCAAATGCCATTAGAAAATATGGATAAATTAGGTTCAACTATAGTTCACTTAGATACAAACTTAGCTACATCAGCAAGTGAGATTGTAGATATGGGAATGAATTTAGCAAGTGCAGGAAGTCAAGCTGGCATGACAGAGGCGCAAGTATTAGGACTTGCAGGAGCTTTATCATCCGTTGGCCTAGAAAGTGCAGGCGGGGGTACAGCTATGAGTAAAGTAATTCAAAGTATTAACGACTCTGTATTTGCAGGTGGAAAAGAATTAACGAGATTCTCAAAGGTTGCAGGTATGTCAACTAAAGAGTTCTCGGCCTTATTTAAGCAAGATGCTTCTCAAGCTATTGTATCTTTCGTACAGGGGCTTGGAAGGATTAAAGAAGAAGGTTACAATGTATCGGCAGTGCTAGAAGATCTAGGCTTTAAAGAATATAGAACTAAAGACGCATTATTGAGAGCGACAGAAGCAGGAGATTTGTTTAAAGATGCAATTGACAAGGCTAATGTTGCATGGAGTGATAACATAGCATTAAATGAGGTGTTCGCAACTAGAACAGATAACACTAGAGCGCAGATAGATTTGATGAAAAACAAACTATCTCTATTGAACGAACAATTCGCAGGAGTGTTTGTGCCGTATATCATAAAAGGAATTGACAAAGTAAGCGAATTTGCAGATAAATTAAGCAAACTAGACGATGAGCAGAAAAAGAATATAGTTAAATTCGCAGGTATGGCCGCAATAGTAGGCCCTTCTATAATAGGAATAGGGAAATTAACCAGAAGCGTCGGCGATATAGTTAGAGGATTTGGAGATTTAGGAAAAGGAATAAAGAAAACAGGTTCATTGATGGGGGCTATATTTGGCACAGGGAGAAAAACAACTTTAATTATAACTACAATAGCCTTAGCTACTATATTAGTTATAAAGAACTGGGGTAAGTTAAGTGCTACATTTGAGAAACATGGGGACAAAATTAAACTAATCGTAACTAGCATATCGGCAGTTATAATGGCTTTAATGGTAAGAAAATCAATATCAGGAATGTTGTCTTTAGGAAGTAGCATTGATACTGTAGGAAAGGCTTTTATGACATTATTTGCACCAGCAGGGAAAGCACAACTAATAATAATGGCAGTAGCATTATTGGCAGGAATAGTTATAAAACATTGGGGACCAATTAGCGAATTCTTCAAGAAAATAGGTAACGCCACTGTAGAAGCATTTAAGAAAATGCGTGAAGGAGTTAAAGAATCTTTAAATGGCATAAAAGAACATTGGAAGGGTGTAAAAGAGTTTCTAAAGCATCCCATCAAGGGAACTGTTGATATATTTAAAAAGACACGAGAAAACGCAGAAGGCACAGCCGCAATAGGTAAAAATGCCCTCGGAACGAATAACTGGAGAGGTGGACCAACTTGGGTTCATGAACAAGGCGGGGAAATTATAGACCTTCCTCAAAGAACCAGAATATACCCACATGACAAAAGTATTTCTATGGCTAGAGAGCAAGGGAGAAAAGAAGCTACTAGTAATTCAGGTGTACTAGTCACAGGCAATACATTTAATGTTAGAGAAGAACCCGACATTGATAAAATAGCTGACGCAATAGCAAGAAAAATAGTGAAGGCAAAATCAAACTATGGAGGTGCATGGTAATGGAAATATGGCTATCATGGCAGAATAATAAAGAAAAGTTTCAATTACCGGTTCCTCCATCTTCATTTGAGGTGGCTGTGGGCAATATAAACAAAAGAATAAATATAAATGATATAGGAGAAATAAATCTAATAGGTAAAAGTGGATTAAAAGAAATGACTATAGAAAGCTTTTTCCCTGCAAATGAATATGATTTCTTGGTTACTAGCGATATTATGAAGCCTTATGAGTATGTAGAAATGGTAGAAGGATGGAGAACGTCACAGAAGCCTATTAGAGTGATTTTCACAGATACCCCTATAAATTTACCTATGGCTATAGAAAACTTTTCCTATAGGGAGCAAGATGGTACGGGGGATGTATATTTTACTTTAGAGTTAGCAGAATATATATTTCTGAATGTCAAAAAAGAAACTACAAATAAGGGATATACTCAGAATGAGAAAAGAGATAATAAAAAAGAAATTCCTAATTCTTATATAGTAAAAAAAGGAGATACATTAATAGCTATAGCTAAAAAGTTAACCGGAAATAGTGCTAATTGGAGTAAGATTGCACAGAAAAACAATATTAAAGACCCTAAAAAGCTTCAAATAGGACAAAAGTTGGTGATATAAAATGAAGATTATCCACATAGGAAAAGAAACTAAAGATATTACACAACTTATTTCTTCGATTGCTTGGAGTGGAGACTATAAACAAGTAGCTAGAACTTTAGAAATAAATGTTGCAGTATCTCCACATGACTATTACCTCCCTAAGCACTATATAGGACTAGGAGATACTATTAAGCTATTAGACGATAAAGATAAAGAGATATTTCAAGGTAAAGTAACATATAAAGAGAAGTCCATCAATGGTACAGAAATGCAAGTAACTGTACATGATGGACTTATTCATTTACTTAAATCTAAAGGAACATATAATTTTAAAAATATAACAGCAGAAGAAATAACAAAAAGGATGTGTAATGATTTCAATATAAAAATAGGTAGTATAGCAGAAACAGGAGTAGGAATTACAAGGATTTTCGATGGTGAAAATATTTATCAGATCATTATGACTGCATATACAAAGGCTTCAAAAATAACAGGAAAAAAGTATATGCCTAAAATGATTGAGGGGAAGCTAAATATAATTGAAAAAGGCATAACAGTAGCTAATTATACTTTAGGCGGTAATACAAGTATAATAGATGCTACTTACTCAGAAAGCATAGAAAACATGATAAACATAGTAAAAATCTATGATGAAAACGGAAAGTATATAGGTGAAGTCAAAAATGATGATTGGGTTAAGAAATTTGGAATATTTCAAGATGTTTACAAGCGGGACAAAGGGAAAGAAACTAAAAAGAAAACTGTTAAGAAGGCTGCAAAAAAGAAAGACGATAATAAATCAGGCTATTTCTAGGGGGTGTTTAGATGTCCGAAAGCACGTTAAGTAGAAAAGAGATAGCAGAAAAAATGCTAAAAGGCATTGAACAAACAGCAGAGGTTGAAATAAAAGGGGATTCAAAAGAAAGTCTTAATTGCATAACTGGTAATGCAGTAAAAATAAAAGAACCATTTACAGGGTTAATAGGACTTTTTTATATTGACAATGATGAACATATTTGGCAAGATGGGCAGCACATTATTAGACTAGGCTTGTCTTTTCAGAACATAATGGATGAATCTGATTCGGGCGAACTTCCAGAGAATAAGGTACAAAAGAAAAAGAAAGCTACTAAAAAGAAAAAAGGAAAAGATGATAATATATCAGGATATTTTTAAGGAGGGGATGACATGAAAGATGATCCATATAGTGCATTAATAGAAGTTATGAAAGATGAACAACCTCCTATAACAATACAAATAGGAACAGTTATACAACCCCCTCCAAATTTAGTCCTTCAAGTTGGAGATTTGCAAATAGATAAAGATAATATCGTAATTGCTGATTATCTACTCAATGGCTACAAAAGAAAAATAAAAATACCAGAGACACCAGTAACAGGATTAACAAATGATATAAATATTGAAACTCATGGAAGCCATAAACACCAAGTAGAAAAGATAGGAATAAATGAAGTAGAGGTAAGTTTTTTAGATACATTAACAAAAGATGATGAATTAGCTGTATTACCAACTGTTGATAAGCAAGAATACTTTGTTTTATGTAAGGTGGTGAGGTTGTGATAGATGTATTCCTTTTTATGGATCCGGAAGAATTTGAAGTTCAGGAAGAAATAGAAGAAGAATTAATAATACCTCGTGAATGGGCTTGGGATTTTGAAAAGCTAGACTTTAAGACTAAAGATGGGAAAATGTATCAAGTTGAAGGGAAAGAAGCTATTAAAATATGGTTATGGAAGATATTCCAAACCCCTCGTTATAGATACTTAATCTATAGTTGGGACTATGGGCATGAACTTGAGGGTTTAATAGGGCAGGGTTCGCAATCTTATATTAAGGCAGAAGCTGAAAGACTTATCAAGGAAGCTATATGGCTAACGTTAAATGGATATGTAGAAGATATAAAAAATGTACAAATAGATTTAATTAATGATGTTTTAGATATAAGATTTACAGCTATTACCCCGTATGGGGAGGTGAATATAGATGTATGAAGATAGAACAGAAGAAAATATAAAAAAGGAAATGCTAGATAATATTTCTAATGAAATGGATAAAAGCGAAAATAAGTTTATAAGTAATGCAGTAACACCAGCAGCGATTAAATTTGCTGAAACTTATATAGATTTAGATGTTTTAGCCAACAAACTGGATGTAGAAAACTTAGAAGATGAAGAACTAGAACGATTCATATATCAAAGAACAGGTATTACTAGAAAGAAAGCCACTAAAGCAACTGCAACAGTAATTATAACAGGTCAAGAAGGAGCAAGAATAAGCAAGGGTGACCTTGTAGGGGCTGATACAGTAAACTTTATATCTACAGAGGATAAAACCATAGACGATACGGGACAGATGGTAGTAAACGTTGAATGTGAAACAAATGGAAGTATAGGCAATGTTCCTGCAGGAGCAATAAAATATTTTCCTATATCAATAGCAGGATTAACTTCTGTAACTAATACTGAATCAGTGATAAACGGCTATGATGCTGAAAGTGATACAAGCCTATTAGAAAGATATTATGAACGTATCAGAACACCTGCGACTTCTGGAAATAAGTATCACTATTTAAACTGGGCTAAGGAAGTCACAGGGATAGGTAATGCTAGAGTGGTTCCATTGTGGCAAGGTGATAATACAGTGAAAGTAATCATAATAGATTCAAATAAGCAACCAGCTAGCGCAGAATTAGTAAGTCAGGTACAAGAATATATAGATCCTGGTATGGGAGGTTTAGGAGCAGGGCAAGCTCCTATAGGTGCTTTTTGCACTGTTGTGAGTGCTGAAAGCAAAGATATTAATATATCGGTTAAAGTGACTAAAGATGAAAATTATTCACTAGAACAGATTAAATTAAATATAGAAGAAAGTATGACTAATTATCTTAAAGAAATAGCATTTAAAAAGAATTTAGTGTCTTATGCACAGATAGGTTCTTTAATATTAAATGTAGATGGAGTATTAGATTATACGGATTTAAGAGTCAATGAGGGAATAGAAAACATCATAATAGATAATGAAGAAGTAGCCATACTGGGCGAGGTGGTGCTAAGTGAGTAGATTATTAGAATACCTGCCTTTGTACGAAAGAGAATCAAAAGTTTTTCAGGAGATTCTAAATGCTGAACAAATTGAATTTGATAAATTAGGTTTGAATATAGAAGATTTAGAAAAGCAATTCTTTGTAGATACCGCCACTTGGGGACTAGCCGTATACGAGAAAGAATTAAAGCTACCTATTAGACCTAATAAGTCTTTGGAAGAACGAAGGTCTATGATAAAAGCTAAAATGAGAGGTATTGGCAAAGTAAGCTTAGCCATGGTAAAAGCTATAGTTGAAGCCTATACAAGAAGTAAAACAGAAGTAAGATTTGATGGAAGAATTAAAATAGAGTTTGCAAACCAAGGAACTATAAACTTAAATATGAGAGATATGTTCAATGCAGTAGAAGAAATTAAACCGGCTCATTTGGATTATGATATCTTTATGAATTATAAACAGAAATCAAGTGAAATGTATATAGCAAGTGCATTATTATCTGGCGAAGAAATAACAGTATATCCTTATTCCCCTAGAAATATTGAAAGTAAAGGTAAAGTCTATATAGCAACAGGAAGTAACACTGGTTTAGAAAATGTAACAGTATATCCTAGAAAGGAAGTGATTTAATTGGCAGAACAGTTTTATACAATATTAACTAGCATAGGCAAAGCTAAAATAGCTAATGCAAGTGCATTAGGCAATAAGATAAATTTTACACACTTTGCACTTGGTGATGGTGGAGGAAAATATTACAATCCAACAGAAAGCCAAGAGAAACTTGCTAATGAAGTTTGGAGAGGGCAAATAGGAAGTATTACAGTAGATGAAGAAAATCCTAATTGGATAGTATTGGAAACTATTATACCTGCTGACCAAGGCGGGTTTATGATTCGTGAAGCAGGTGTTTTTGATGATGAAGGGAATCTATTAGCCATAGGTAAATATCCTGAGACATATAAACCACAGGTGCAAGATGGCAGTGCAAAGGATTTATATATTCGTATGATATTAGAGGTAAGTAATACAGCGGCTGTAAATCTTAAGGTGGATCCTGGTGTGATATTAGCTACACAAAAACAAGTAAATGAAGTAGAGGTAAGAGCTAAAGATTATACAGATAAAAAAGTTGGAGCCTTAGCAGGAGAAGGAAATTCAAAGACAGTTAAACAGTTAGATGAAGAATTAAAGACGCATAAGGCAGATTTAGCGTCACAAGAACTTAACAAAGGGGCAAGTTTAATAGGAATACATGATATTGATAATTTATTTACAGCAACAAATGTAGAAGAGGCATTGAATGAGCTTTTTACAAATGTCAGTAATGGAAAATCTCTAATCGCTGGGGCTATTACTGACAAAGGAGTACCTGCGGATCCTAGCGATGCGTTTGTACGATTAGCAGATTTAATTAAAGCTATTAAAGTAGGAGATTATAGTATAGGTGATACCATTTCTGCGGAGAATCTTAGGTTATTAAAAAACTTTTTACAAATTCAATTTTTTGAGGCTTCATCACCTAGTCACAGATTTGGTTTTGATGTAGATAGTAATGAGTATATATATAGAATCGAAAACCACTCAGATTCAATTATAAAATCAGACTTATCTGGAAAACAACTTTGGAAACGTTCGTTTGAACTTAGAGATAATGATGATCTCCAAAAAGTATTATGTAGCTCCGATGATAAATATATTTATGTGAAAACAGATGCACCAAGTTATGAAGGTCCAGGCATTTATAAATTAGATAGTAACGGAGAAATAATATGGGAGTTTGCTACTGATGATGTTTTTACAAATGATATATATTTATCTAAGTCTGATAAGTTATATGTTGGAGGTAGTCAAGGATATTTATATATATTAAATAGCTCTGGAAAGCTTGAGAAAAAAATGGACCTAAACGATGGGAAATTAAATGATATTGCACGCTTAGCAATTAGTAATGACGAAGTTTATGTTTACGTTGCACTGAGGTCCAACAGTGAGGGAAGCTGTATAAGAAAAATCAACTTAAATACCGGAGCAGTAGCTTGGGATAGTATTTTTCCGACAATAGCATCATGGGTAGGTTTTTATGTGGACGTACACGATAATTTTTATTTTACTAGAGATCAGAAATTTACAAAAGTGCTTCCTGACTCTACTATTGCTTGGGAAAGTGTTATTAGTAGAAATGTAGAAATGATAGCAGAAATTTCTACAGCTTATATACTAGCTTATGCCTATAGCGATTATCGAAATGAAGGATATAGAGCTTGTATTGTATCAAAAAATGGATATATGATTGCGGAGAGTCTTGATGAGGAATTTGCTAATACCTATTTTAGTGGGTTGGTTTCAAAAGAACCAGATGGAAATATTATTTATATGCAGGGAGGAGGGGGAATTGGTAAATACGAAGTTAGACCTGAAAAAAGCTATAAAGTTATAGGTTAGGAGTGATAAAATGAAATGGTTATTTTATAAAAAGGAAACTGATACAAGGGCAAAGATAGTGTTAATTTATAATATGAAACCACCTAAAGAATTATTAGATAGTGGTAATTATATTATAATAGAGAATATTCCCAATCCAGAACAAATAAAAGGTAAAAACGCATTACCCTATTGTAATCCTGAAACAGAAGAATTTTGGTATGAACATATAGATAAACCTAAATCACCAAGGGACATACAACGAGAATTAAATGCAAAGCTTTTGAAGGATAGTGCTAGTATGCAAATAGAACTAAACAATCAAAAAGAATTAAATTCAAGTTTACTATTAAAAATAGCTGAATTGGAGGGAAAATTGAATGTATAAATTTATAAAAGAATATTATGATTTGGGGTTATATACTGAAAATGATTTAGATATTTTTGTTCAGGCTAAATGGATAGTAGAAGAAGAAAAGCAAAGTATAATTAGTAAACAATAGTATATTTATGCGTCGTATCTAACCCTAAGAAGGGCTTTTTTTATGCCCTTCTTGCCCATATTATGGTATGATATGGTAAGGGAGGCGATATTCATGAATACAGATTTTATAGAAAGCGAAAGAAAAGAAAATATTTTTTATGGCGATATTTTTAAAATCGGAGGATATGGCTGCTTGTTTTTTGGACATGGAAAGACTAAAGCTGGACGTAGTGCGATAGATATCGAAGAAGATGAAATTGCACTAGACTTTGCTTGCTTAACGAATAAGGGAAAAGATCTATATGGTCATTTTGATATAGGGGTTAGACATAAAGATGTAGAAGATTCAATAAATAAACGTATAAAAATAGATTATTTAATCAGGATGCTTAGCAAGGAAGAAACAATATCAAATTTCAAGGGAAAACCAATAATAACAGAGGTTGACTTGCCTACTTTTATAAAGGTTTCAGAATTTAATATTACATTTGATACAGATTTTAATAATATTTCAGAAATACCAATGCCGATAAGCAATAGAAAGAAAATTGAAAGATTTAGATTATTAGTTAAAGATCATAATATTAAAAAATGTTTATTGGTTCCTTGGATGGATTCACATTTAGAAAAAGGAAAGCTTTTAAAGTCCTATATTAATAGAGATAATAAATAATTATAAATACAGGGATAGATATAATTAAATTTAATTGCCACTGATTTGATATTTGAACGTTAGGTATAAAGAGCCTGTTTAATCAGGTTCTTTTTTAATGCAAATTTGGAGGTGCGTAATGAACGAAAATATTCTAAGTAGGATTAATGGATACCTAGAAACAGCTTTTAGTGGACTAAAGCCTATATTAGGCTTAGGAATAAGTGCTATAGGATATATTATGTTTCCTGAGAGAGCATATTTCATTTCCCTAATGGCCGTGTTAGGAGCTGCTTTTATTGATATAGTTACAAAAAATTATGCTATTATAAAGAAAAATGGTGGATATAAAAATGCTATTAAAAGTGGTAAGTTATTTTCTAAATCTCTATGGCTTGGTACTGAAACAAAGATTATATCGTATCTAACAATATCTATTTTAACAGGTTTAAGTTATAGAGTAATCTATTTAAAGGAAGCTGGAATATTTCTGGCTTCCTTTGTTTATTCAGTTATGTTTATGAGAGAGTTTCAAAGTAATATAGAGAATCTTATTGAAGCTGGTGCTGATTTGGACTGGCTTCTTTTATTTAGTAAAAAGAAAAATAAAGATCTAATGGAAAAGGAAGGTATTAAAGAAAAAATTTCTAAGGAAGAGGTGAATGAGAATTATGACGAAAGAATTTAGAGCGTTAGATTTTAATCAGTTAAAAAATGAATTAGATAGATATAAGTTCAAACAACTCCATATACATCATACTTGGAAACCTGAACATAAGGATTTTAGAGGTAATAATCACATAACCATGCAACAAGGAATGTACAATTACCACGTAAACACTAACAGTTGGCAGGATATCGGACAACATTTGTCTTTATTTCCTGATGGCAAATGGGTTACCGGTAGACCTTTCAATATAGCTCCTGCAAGTATAAAAGGCTGGAATACTGGAGCTTTAGCTGTAGAAATGATAGGCAATTTTGATATAGGTCATGATAAGTTGAAAGGTGAACAGTTACGTCAGATTTTGTTACTTATAAAATACTTCATTGATAAGTATGGAGAACAATCTATTAAATTCCATAGAGAAGGTCCAGGAGTTATTAAGACTTGTCCTGGTACATCATTGGATAAGTCTAAATTAATTAAAGAAGCTAAAAATTTAGGGAAGGTGAATAGTGTGGCTGAATTGCAGAATTGGCAAAAGAAACAAGGTGAAAGTGCTATTGAATCATTAGTTAAAAAGGGTATTGTAAACAATCCTGAGGAGTGGAAAAAGTCATTAGGTGATGACACTCCACAGTGGTTATTTTGGAGTATCATCGACAGAGCTACTAAGGAGGTGAAGTAAATGACTGGTGAAGCTTTTGTAAAAATAGGAACTGCTCTAATTGCTCTAATAGGTGCTATTATAACTTATGTGATAGTGCCTTTTTTAAAGTCTAAAACTACTGAAAATCAAAGAAATAATGCTAAGTTTTGGGTTCAAGTGGCCGTTGGAGCTGCTGAACAAATTTATAAAGAAAAGGGACAAGGTAAAATCAAAAAGCAATATGTTGTAAATTTCTTAAATGAAAGAGGGATTAAAATTACTGATGAACAATTAGATATTTTAATCGAAGCTGCTGTATATGAGATAAATAAAAATAAATGAGTTGCAGAGGAAAATTGAGTAGATTATGATGACCCTAGATTAATTTCTAGGGCCTTTTTTAGGTTTTTGAAATATATAAAATAATGACAATATGAAGTTTTGAGGGAAAGTATTTTGCATAAATTTGCAGCTTAGCAAAACTTCTTTGTTTATTTTTATATACTGGTAAATTTGTCTAATCTATGCTATACTCTAATTAAGTTGACATATGTAAAAAAATATTTAACGTATGACAAATAGATATAACATTTTGTAAAAGATAATTGCACTAATTCGTTTATTTCAATCTATAATTTAATATTTGGATTAGCAATAAAAGGATTAGAATGCCCACCCTTTTTTCTTTGTTTAAGGATTATTTTACAGGGGAAACTCATATTATGTAAGAAGAGGAGGGGTATAGTGGGCAAGGTAATTGTTTTTACAAAAATGAAAGGGGGAAGCAAAATGGCAGGCTATAGCATTAGACAGATAGAAGATAAAGCAGCTGAAGTATTAAAACAATGTAGTATGAACAATGAAATTCCTGTAGATCCTGTCTTAATTGCAAACGAATTAGGCATACGTGTTTATGCTGGTAATTTCATAGATCAAAACATGTCTGGGGTTATAAGGAAAGATGGAAGCAATATAGAAATTTTGGTTTGTGAAGATCACCATGTGAATAGACAGAGGTTTACTATAGCACATGAAATAGGTCATTATAAATTGCATATAGATGACCAACTGTTAAATAAAAAGGATCATGTAGAATATGAAAGAAATAATACGTATAATGCAGAGGAGGCAGAAGCTAATAGTTTTGCTGCAGCATTGCTTATGCCTAGAGAAGCACTCTTAGATGAATACAATAAATGCAAACCATTGCTTGAATATACCGATATATTGGTAAATTTTTTAGCTGTTAGATTTAAAGTTTCGGAACAAGCTATGCAGAGAAGATTATCAGATTTAGGTTTGATAAGTTTAGGATGGTAGCCAAATGAAAGAGTTGACACAAGCTAAACAATATTTCTCAAATAATCCTTGTGAAATATCTCCAGATTATGAGAAAAGGCAAGATGAATTACGTTGTAAAGAATATGAAAACGATATAGATAATATAAATGCTATAATAGGCTCTTGGATAAAGAATCAAGAACAGAATACAGATTTGAGAAGGAATTATGCTTATATAATTTTTGGATTGCTAGCCTCTCAAATAATACTAGTAAATGTAATGATGTTTTTTATGGGCTTTGGTAAGTTTAACATAGAAGGTACTTTTTTCCATTGGTTTTTAACTTTAGTCGTAGGAGAAATAATAGGATTTGTGTATGTAGTTGCAAAATATTTGTTCAAAAATACTGATGATGCATTGGAGCAGATTATAAAATTATTAAAAAATACATTGTGTTGA